AAACCTGTAGGAGCATCATCCGATATCACTTTCGTGGCTTCGATTTTTACAGGGGCATTAGCTACTTTTGGATTGTCTACGGGTAATTCTAAGAAAAATAATAACACAATAGAACCTAAGAAGTAACATGGATCAAGATGAAGCGATGTTTGGGGCGGAACCCAAAGTAAATAAAAAACGAAATTTTTGTATCAACATAAAATGGATATCTTTCGGTGTTGTTGGTAGTCTTTTTGCTGTGTCACATATCGGAATGATTGGACATCTTGCTACAAGAAAAATTGAACCGACATTACCATTAATAAATCCACCAGTGGGTCCATACTCATCATATAAAGTGAGTGTATCTAAGGAGGGATACGCTATTTCATATAAAGCAAACGATCCTAAGACTGCATTTATTACTAAAGACATCAAAGAGAAGGGTGGTTTCTTAGGACTAGCAAATGAAAATACTCAGATCACAGAAGAGTACTTCATGGATGGTCAGACTAATCAGGGTGGTTCAGTATCAAATCATAGATCTTGGTTAGATAAAAAAACAAAAGCATTAGAAGATGATATAAATTCTTCCACACAAAAAAGTGAAGCATGCGTTAAAGCAATCGGGTCAGCAGAAGGAACGGGTAGACTCGTAGGCACTAGCGTTGGTGCAGCAGCAGCACCTGCTCTTAGTGGTATACCATTTGTAGGATGGGTAGCAGCAGGATGGGTAGCAATGTTCGGTGGTAATCAAGGTGCTGAAATGGGTGGTAACATGGCAGAAGACTTGAATAAAAATTGCTAATTACTTTCCAATATGAATATTTTTTATGATGATCGTATAATAAAAAGATTACATATAGAATTAACTAATGCCTGTAATTCTAAATGCCCACTGTGTATAAGGACAAACTCACCTGCAGTAGAAAAAATCAAGCACCTAACTCTTGATGATATAAAAAAAATAAACTATAAAAATTTATCTTTCATACATTTTTGTGGTAATTTTGGTGATCCAATGTTATGTCCAGAAATTCACGAGATATGTGAATATGTATTTGAAAAAGGATCGCGTATTAATATAAACACAAATGGAGGCATGCACGATAAAAAATTTTGGTATGACTTTGGTAAACTCTTTAGTGAAAAGACTAGATATACAGAGAACACGGTAGTTTTTGATATTGATGGTTTAGAAGATACTAATCACATCTACAGAGTTGGTACAAATTTTAAAAAAATAAAAGAAAATGCACAATCCTTTATAGATGGAGGAGGACGTGCTGAGTGGGAATGGTTGATTTTTAAACATAATGAACATCAAGTTGAAGAAGCAAGAGATATGGCGATGCAAATGGGTTTTAAAAAATTTGAAATAAAAAAACCAAGAAGTAGAGGTAGAGATAAAAATGAAAAATACAAACATATTAAGTTAGAATATACTAAAAAAGTCTCTGACATGGAAGGGAATGAGTATGATTTTGATAATTGGTTTAAATCTAAAGAAAGTATTCCTGTGGAATGTAAGGGATCGACTAGAAAAAAACTTTATATATCGTGCGATGGTGATGTGTTTCCATGTTGTTGGTGGGGTTCATCATATATGCAAAGTAAGCATAATCTGATAGAATCAATGGTGCCATCACTAATAAATTTTGACAATAACATCAGAACAAACTCATGGGACAATATAGTAGAACAATATAGTTTGAAAAGAGATGAAATGAAAAATTTATTTGAGAATAGATGTGTTAAAGAATGTAATAATCAGTGTGGTAATACAAAAAAGGGTTTAAATAGAATAACATTATTTGATAATCGCCCGAAACTTGAAACTAAATGAGTATTTTTTATGATGATGGTGTAATAAAAAGATTACATCTAGAATTATCTAATGCCTGTAATTCTAAATGCCCATTATGTCCGAGGACAGGAACACCCGTAGTAGGTAATTCTGGAATCAAGAACTTAACTCTTGATGATATAAAAAAAATAAACTTTAAGAATTTAGAGTTCATGCTTTTATGTGGTAACTTTGGTGATCCAATGTTATGTCCAGAAATTTATGAGATATGTGATTATATAATTGAAAAGGGTGTGGATATTTCTATAAAAACAAATGGAGGCATGTATGATAAAAAATTTTGGTATGACTTTGGTAAACTATTAAGTAAGAAAAGTCATTATTGTGACAGTAAGATAACATTTGATATTGATGGTTTAGAAGATACTAATCACATCTACAGAGTTGGTACAGACTTCAATAAGATAAAGGAAAACGTACAATCCTTCATAGATGGAGGGGGACATGCTGTGTGGCAATATATGATTTTTAAGCACAATGAACATCAAGTTCAAGAAGCAGGAGATATGGCGATGCAAATGGGTTTTAAAAAATTTGAAATAAAAAAACCATCAGACAGAGGTAGATATAAAAAAGAAAAATATAAACATCTTATTAAGGATATTGAATTAAAATATACTGAAAAAGTCTTTGACATAGAAGGGAATGAGTATGATTTTAATAAATGGGTTCACACTAAACAGAAAACTCCTGTGGCATGTAAAGGGTCAACTCAAAAAGAACTTTTTATATCATGTGAGGGCGATGTCTTTCCATGTTGTTGGTGGGGCACGGCATATATGGAAAGTAAGTATGATAATAATGAAAATATGATATCAACACTAACAAATTTTGATAATAATATCAGAACAAACTCATGGGATAATATAGTAGAACAATATTATTTGAAAAGAGATGAAATGAAAACTTTGTTTAAATATGGATGTGTCAGAGAATGTAATAAACAGTGTGGTAATAAACGAAAGAGTGAAACATATAGAAAAATAATATTGTTTGACAGATATCAATCTACCGTGTAAGCATAAATATGGAAGTACCTGAGATTCAAATAAGAGGACTAGCGATACCATCTGTGCCACACACATGGGTAAATTCTCCTCATCTATCAATTCCAAAGGTGCCATCGATAACAGATACTATCTACATTGGTGTTCCTATCATAAATGTGCCGGGGTGTGTAGAGGTACATAAAGATGGTAAAAAGAATAGAGTTCTGAAGGATGATGATCCAGATGGGAGTCAAGTTTTTTGTGATGCTGCGACTCCATCGTTCGATCCTATTGAATATACACCAGAGGATTTGATAATCATAGAGGAAGCACCACCTCCACCAGTAGCAAACACGGAGCAACCGACCCTTGAAACTCCTCCAATACCTGAGATACCAAAAACAACTGAAGATAAAGAGGTTATCACCACCGAAGAAGCACCTCCAACTTGGGTTGAAGAGTATCTACCTTCTCCCTCCGAGGTAAGCACAACAACTGCTATTGCCGTGATAGCAACTGGTGCTGCAGCAGCAACTCCATTAATATTAAGAGTTGTCAAACCGATAATCAAACAACTTGCAAAAAAAATTCAGAGGGCATTTGGTAAAGAACCTCCTAGACTATCAAGGAGTGAGATCGCAACGAATAGATATAGAGAAAAGAAAGGGTTGTCCCCCTTCAAACTTCCTAAAAAAAGTACTGTTAATAGATATAAGAAATATTAATTATTACCTATAGAAACTTCTTGCAAAGCATTAGCATTGTTTGATACCTTTTGTGGTATAGAGTGTGTGTGATTTTTTATTGTATTCACATTGTTTACTACTACATCAGCACATATACTAGCATAAGGTGATTTTGGATGGAAGGTGATTCCAGATTTCATAAGTTCTCCACAATTCTTGAGTCGAGCAAGTTCAAAGTCCAACCTTTTATTTGCAGTCAACTGTGCACGGTATTCATTATGTAAGGTTGCTGCTTCTTTACATAACTCTCTTGCTTTTTTATCTAATGAGAAACTAATCGTTGCGGAGAACCCTAGATTAATATTTTGATTTGATTTCTGTCCAGTTCTAACTGGTTTATAGAATAAAATTTCTCCCGGATTGTCTGGCACACCATCATCATTGGCGTCTAGACTGTTGTACACGGGATCTAACCAATAATCTTCGTAAGGATCGGTCCATGATCCTGTTCTGGTGGCGTATGGAGTAATATTGGCGGTGGGAACTTGACAAGATATACCATCACCAAAGGTGTTAGTCATATACGGACCTTGTAAAACCTGTATTGCCTGATTGGTTACTGACCCACTAGAGTTGGCGACGGGATTTGCTGTCGCACTGACTCCTCCTACATCAGTAGCATAGGATGGAGTTATAGTATAAGGTATTGTTATAGCACTAAGAGTTGCAATTATT